CTTAACCAAAACTATGCGTGTCTTTGGACAATAGAACAGATTGATAATTGGGCAATAGAATGTTTGGGATTACATATTTAATTAGATTGATTATATGTTTAGTAATTTTAACGGTCATGCTACCGCTGGCCATCATTAACTTAGGGGTATCAAAATGGAAAGAGAAATAGATCAAGACATAGACTGGTTGTATGCACAAACTGTAAAAGGAGGACTTAAACGTCCAACTGAGAAGCAAGAAGATGAATTTGATTATCTGGTAAGCAGATATAGACGGTTGTTAGGTTTGACTGTATCTTCAGCCAGAACACGAGCTTTCAAAGAAGTTATGATGTGATTAACTTTTCCACCAATAAACTTATGGAGTTATCCAATGCCCGACAAAAAGATGGTTGGGGGTAAACACTACTTATTACCGATCCAACCCGTTACTTACATCCATGCTAACAATCTACCGTTTATGGAAGGTAATATAATAAAGTACATTACGCGCCATCGAAGCAAGAATGGCGCAGAAGATATAAAGAAAATCATACACTACTGTGAACTAATCTTGGAGCTTGAATACAATGAATCAACGAGATAAACAACGAAAAAGATGCCTTGAGTATTACCATAAGAACAAAAAAGCCATACACGAACGTGTTATGCTGAAACGCAAAGCGGATAAATTAAAACGCATAGCGGAGTCTTCAATTCTTCCTTCAGTACCTCAAAAAAGCATCACCAAGAAAGAAATAATGGCTTTAATCGGTATTAAAGCATTGATGCTCGATAAGATCGTAAAAGACCCTCGCTATTGTATGCCTAAGCATGTCGCGACTCATATTGATGGATCAATTCTATTCAACCGAGCCGAGATCATGGATTGGCTTCCTTATATCAGAGAAGTCTGCGCGTTCATGTATAAACGCCCTCCGATCAAATTAACTGGAATGGCAGCGCAAATTGTCCAATTCATGCACCGAAGTAAAGACATGGAATTGTATTGTGATGAATTAAGACGAAGGGGCAACCATGTCTAGGGCTGTAGATTATGCCCTCATATTGCAAGTGCTTTATAGCAAAGGCTACAGTTTAGCCAGTATATCAAAAGTTACAGGCACAGCGGTAAGCTCGTTATCCAACGTTAAACAAGAAACTAAACCTGTACCTATTGGTTGGCATGATGGCTGGGAAGGAATGGCATTGCAAAACTATTACCGTAAAGCGTTAGGTGAAGCACCACCCCATGTTGGGGATTACATTGAACTTGGAGAATATTGTGAAGATGAAATATCCACTACCTCATGAAAATGCCAGATGCTTAGGAAGCAACTGCGAAAAGAAAGAAAACTGCTCACGTTACCTTAGTATCGAAGTGGATACAAAAGATTTCATGTGGCATGGTGACTTTAAAAAAGAACTGAACCAACTTGAATGTGAATTGTTTATAGATTTTAGAGGCAATTATTATGAGCATTGAACAACAACCTGAAGCGTGGATAATAGTTAATAGAGATACTGGCTATAGGATACAAGTGAGTCTTTTTCCAGATTTGTATAATAAAGATATGTTTGAAGTAATACCGCTATATACATCACCACCAAAGCGTGAGCCTTTAGGTGATGGCATTACTGCGGATATGTACCGTGCTAATAATAAAGCAACGCACCCCGACAGCTATTGGGCTGGGGTTAACGATGCAGAAAAAGCACACGGTATTGGAGGTGAGCGATGACTATCGTTGAGTGGTTTTATGTGATTTTCTCAGTGGGATTAGCGTGGGTAGTTTTAAGTTCCCCATATTTGATTGAGAAGTTAGTAAAAGTAAATATAAAAATTCGAGGTAAGAAACAAAAGCCTTTGAATGATGAAGTAATTTATATGATGATTCTTGGCAGTAAATATCCAAATAACTGGGAAAAAATTAAAGCATTTGCCAGAGCAATAGAAAAAGCACACGGCATTGGAGTAGATGATGAGTAAAGAAAGAATAATAGATGAAGACGAGCAAGCGTATCTTGACAGACGAGTGATAGATAATGAGTTACGTTTAAAACTAATCAAAAAGCTAAGGAAATGTTCTGAGGTTATAGATTGCATGGGGCATACACCCAGCCGTCAATATTTAGAAGAAAAAATAAGGCTCATAATTTGGGAAATAAATTCAGCCTTTGATATTGGAGGTGGGGAATGAAAGATTTAAACAGCGATACGTTTAAATGTAGATTTGTTATCGATCAGTGGGAACCTGAAGTTGAATATAAAGTATTAAAAAAGGTAGCAATCGGAAAATGGTTTTTTGGTTTAATTAATGTTTATAAATATTATTGGTCTGATTGGATCGCAGAAAGGGAGAAAGGGCAATGATTAAAGAATGGTTTTTACTTATGGGTTCAATATTTATGTTTACTGTAATTATTTTGTTTTTTGGAGTTATTACTACAATAGTAATTAATTATTTACTTGGAAATATTGGAGTATGTTAATGAAACTTTATAACACTGAGGAGTTAGAAATGAAACTTTATAAAGCAAAAATGATTAACTTTTATTTAACTGTGGCTTTGGTTATATCAATAATGTTTAACATAGCACCATCACAAGCAGCTTCATTATATGCACCTGATGGCACTTATCTTGGAGAGTTATCAGCTAACCAATTTGATCCTAACTCAACAAGCAATCCTTATGGGAAGTATGGTTCTGAATATTCACTAACTAGCATTAATAATCCTTATGGCAAATATGGTTCTGAGTATAGTTCACAAAGCCCAAATAACCCATATTCTACAGCAACAACAGTTCAGCCTCCTTCGCTCTACGAACAGTAAGTCCTTTCAAAATTTTACCAGCAGCTTTGTCCCATTTCTTAATTTCAGATGAAGCTGCTAACCAATCTCCTGCATCAACTTTTTTCTTTAATGTTGATTTTGCATAGTTACCAATACCTAAATTATAAATAAAATCAGCGATTGCAGCTTGTTTTTCCATGTTGGCAGTTGCCAGTATAGGTGAATACTTTATCGCTCTATTAAGCACTTCTAATGCGGTTTTAACTAAATCTTCATCAGCTTGATTTTGAGTCCAAGTCATTCCTTCTTTAATGCCTTTGGTTTGACCGTATCCTATTGTCCAGATTCCTGCCGGGCATTTATATGCTTTTAATTTGCACCCTTCACTATCTTTAATTAGCTTGATTAATATCTCTAATGCACTCATTAACCACCTTTGCCAAATATATAAGCTATAACCGCAAAAATAGCACCGACAGCAAAAACAACACCGCCAAAAAAACCTTTATTATTTGCAGACTCTTTTTTAAGTTCATCTAATGCCATAAATATTCGATCAGATCTTCTGCGTGAATCTTCAAGTTCTTTATGAAGTTCTTGTGTAAGCCCTTCAATTTTTTGTTCTACTTTTGCTACCCGGCAATTAAGGTCAATGTCTGTCATGATTCACCTAATCAACTTTTGTTAATGGTTTTGCTTCAGCTACAAAAAAACCTAATGCTCCAAAAACTATAGTTCCAATATTAAGCGCATCATGTATTTTACCAGGATCAACATTAACGCCACCCAAAGCAGAAACAGCAGCAATAGAAGCCATCGTGCTTGGTTCAGCCAATCTTGATTTTAACCACATAAATAAACCTAATAATTTACTCATTTCTTTTTACCTTTTTTGTTACGATCAGCAGCAGCAAAATCACGACCAACTGATTGAGGAATACCAATTTTTTTAGCAAACTCTGCATTATTGGCGACTGCTTGCATAAGATCATGTTGCGCTTTACTTTTAGATGGCATGGCAATTCCTATTTTAAATTTTTAAGTTTATAAATTGTCTTTAAATAAAGATCATCAATCGAGTCCATAAGGTTTTCTAAAGCTGGTAATCCTTTAGTGCATTTAGACCTATACTCATTCAACCACATAACTTCTTTTGCTAAATGATTTGTTATATTAGCAGGTGGAACTGGTTTAATATCAACTGCACCGATCAAGCCAAATGCACCTTGATAAGCCTCAACTAAATTATCGACTAATTCAATAATCTCATCATAAAACTCATTAAGTGCCATATGCTCTGAAAAAGAACTGGTGCGCCAATGTTGTAGATGTGCAGCGTTTCTGCTTGCAAATGTTTTTGCTACAAGTTGTTCGATCATAATTCT